ATTTCTTTCCATATTTCTACAACTTCTGGACACTCTTTAATTTCCATTGTCCTTACAATCAAACTATACTCAAATGGATCATCATCGCTATCATATACGGCATATACGCGGGCATATTTATATTTTTCACTTGATGGAGCATAATTACTAAGTGGTTTTAGATTATTTAAAGTCTTTTTCATTCCAGCAAAATTTGTATGGACTTTCTTTTCCACAATAGTACACTCATAGAAATCTCTATCATTTTTTTTTGGCATTGCTCTGCCATCTAGATCTTTCCCTGTAAATGCTTTGTAAAATGATTTGACCTCATCTAATACTTCCTCATCTTCGCCATCTGAAACTAGGAATCTTTTAAGTTTATGGACAGTAGCATGCTGTTCAAGCTTAGCATACATCCTTTCCTTTGGAACTTCTTTCCTCCTAACAGGAACTTTTCCAACAACTTCTTCTTTACATCTAACAGAACCTTTCATATCCCTATCAATGATATCAATCTGCTTTTCATACTCCAAACAGCTTTCAATACATTCTTTACTATTGGAATACAGTTTTGTTTTCTTCTTGTTTTCTGGGTGTTTCCACCCAATATAGTTAAACAAGAATCGACAAAGCTGATATTGGACATCAGGATTCTTGTTATACTGTTCGTGTGAAAAGATTACATTGTCAAAATTCCCAATTTCTTCGTTAATCAAAGTAACACTCATTCCAACACAATGGAAACCAGTGATGAAGATTGGTTTCCCAGGATACTTTTCGATAATACCCTTAACCTGGTCAGCTGGTTCATTATTGTGTGGAATTTGGGTGACCTCCACCTTTCCAGTAGATTCATCAATAACACATTCATTTGTGCCTTCACCATTAACAACAATAACAGCTGACCCTGGATATATGTCAAGGATAATTTTCATTATAGCAAAGTGGGTAAGTTTTCTACAGTAACCTGGAACAAAGTTCAATGTAAACTCGTTTTCCTTAATCGCCTTACCCTTCAATTGCCCTAGAAGGTGCTTTACATAGGAAAGATGTCTGTGTTCATTGCCAAGCTGAAAATAGTAGTTTTCACCATACCATTCCACAGATTTGCCTGCTTCCAATGCTGCTCTTTGCTTATTATTGCCCCAAAGCTTGACAAAATCATCTGGAATAGTCTTATCAATCAGTGGTGATTCTTCAACAGAAATAATGCGAGAACAATCTTTCACACCAAAATACTTGTCAGACCTCATAATACCAAACTGTTCTTCAACATCTACGATATGAATCCTCTTAAACAAGTCGTGTTGACGCTCGTGTTCTTCTACCCATAGATTAAACGGGGTAGCAGTATACATGTAAACCCTTTCAACTGTTTGATAACTGTTCATCGTTAGTATCTGTTCTCTGTAAGGGGGGACATAAGCATGTGCTTCATCAATATGAATTACAATCTTCTTAGTGAAACTCTTTGAATCATCGAGTTCATCAATCAATTCTAAGATAGACTTATCAAACCTTTTAGGATGAGCACACATAATAATGTTCTCAATACCATTTTTGATATGATTCTTTACACCCACAACATCTTTCGAATGATTGTATTTTCCTTCTTTTTTGCCCCTCGAATTGAAAACACAGATATTTCCTTCAAACCTTTCATTCGCCCTTTCGAAGAACTGGAGGTTAGACTTGATTGTATTCATCGTGATGATAAGATGAACACAATCTTTTTCATTCTCGATGTTTTTCAAGCAAATGAAAGTCTTACCCTCCTGAGGTTTTCGGATGATCGCGTAAAAGTATTTTTCATCTGAGATATCACTCATTATAAAATGAGATAATAAGGTTGGATTTAAAGAAGAATCAAAAATTATTTCAAATTTTTAAAAGAGAAAAATAATTTATATGATAATTATATATGAGCGAACTTCCAAGTGAACATAATACTTATGAATATTCATCAGTTAATCCAATTCAATTATTAGTCGCTAATACAGGTTATGGGAATTCAACTCACGATAATATAGCTGTTTATTCTTTTGCTATTAAACCAGAAGAACATCAACCGTCTGGAACATGTAATTTTTCTAGAATAGATAGTGCTAGATTAGTAATTAAAGGTGCTCCAAATGTTCAAGTTGGCGATGAAAATTGTTGTTGTTGTGACCAATATGATGTCTATGCCATTAATTATAATGTTTTAAGGATTATGAGTGGAATGGGTGGATTAGCGTATAGTAATTAATTTTTAAGATTAATTTTTAATATTATAATATTTATAATAGTATTATAATGGGAGGTGGATTATTACAATTAGTTGCTTATGGAGCACAAGATATATATTTAACAGGTAATCCACAAATTACATATTTTAAAACTGTTTATAGAAGACATACTAATTTCTCAATGGAATCTATTGAACAAGTATGGAGCGGTGATCCATTATGTGGTAGAGCAACATCAACTATAAGTAGAAATGGTGATTTAATCCATAAATTATATTTACAACAAACTATTAATGTTAAAACAACTAAAGAAGCATTAGATAATGAATTAGAATGTTGTGGAGATGATGGAAATGCTAATAGTGGTGGTATTTATATATATAATCCAACCCACACTGGAATTGAAAATATTGAAATAGAAATTGGTGGTCAATTAATAGATAGACATAGTGGGAAATGGATGGAAGTATATTCAGAATTAACAGAACATAATAGTGCTGGTATATTAAGTATGGTTGGCTCTAATGGAGGAACTAAATTTCAAAATATGAGTAGAGGGGGTGGAACAATTGTAACTAGTTTAGGTTCTATAATAGATAAAGTTGGATCAGGACAATCTATAAATATTGAAAATTTATTAAATAATGAAGAAACCATATTTAATGGAGAAAATTGTATCAATACTAAATTTGATGCATATGTTCCATTACGATTTTGGTTCTGTAGAAATCCGGGTTTAGCTTTACCTTTAATAGCATTACAATATCATGAAGTTAAAGTTAATTTAGAATTAAATAAAAGCATAGTTACAAACGAGGCCCTATGTTTCGGTAATCAAATTCAATATGAATGTAATAGATTATTTGCTGATTATATTTATTTAGATACTGATGAAAGGAGAAGGTTTGCTCAAGTAAGTCACGAATATTTAATTGAACAAGTTCAACATATTAATTTTAAAAATACAGGTGGTGATTTAAATTTAAATTTTAATCATCCAGTTAAAGAAATTATATGGACTGGGGGTCAAAATGATAGAACAGGGTTATTTGGTAAATTACCGGGAAGTTCAACCGATTATATAAAAGATGATTATTATAATGAGAACAATGTTAAGTATAATTTAGAACTTAATGGTCAACAAAGAATGAGTGAGAGGCCTTTAGAATATTATACTAAACAACAGGTATATGATTATCATACAGGGAATCCAGTTGGGTCAGGAGATCCATTTATAAAAAAAGATTGTTGTTTAAAATATAATACAAACTATATAGACCCACATTCTTATAGGAGAAAAGGTGGAACTATAAATGAAGGTTTAGATGAACCATTTTCCAATGTATTATATGTATATAAAAATGAAACGAGTGAACCTTTATCATCTCAAAGAATAAATACTGATAGGGTATCTTTATTAACGGGTGAAAATATACTAACGAAAGATAATGAATTTACATTGGCTCAAGCAGGTTCTAATATTTTGTATATTAAATTAAATGAAAATGATATAAACGGTAACTTTTGTATTAAATTTGTATATGAAAATATACGTTTATTTACTTATAATAAAGAAGATCAAATTACTACTGAAGAAATTACAAACTCTGATGGGTTTTATATGATAAATACTGCAGATTTGAATACAAATTTCTATTATATTAAAGAAAATGTAGAAATAGAGAATAATATTGACGAAGTTCGAATTAGTCAACCAATTGAATTTATATTTGATGAAAGACAAAAACCATTATTAGATAATACTATAAATATACCGCAACCTGTTCAAAATGACTTGACAGAGATCGACAATATAGAAAATGGTTTATATTTTAAATTATATGCAGGGGCAAATACAGTTACAACTAGTTCAAAACGTTATAAAATATCTTTTGAAGATAATGATGCACAATATAACGTTAAACTATCAAGTGCCAGCTTTATTAGTAAAGATAATCCAACTATTGGAGATGCTCCGGCTTTATTTATTGCATTAGAAAGTGTAAGTGGTGGCTTAATACAGACTCAAGAAGTAGAAGTTTCGCATTTAATAAATATTACAGATCCTTGTATTAATACTAGTACAGTTATAAACACAATTGATATAGATAGTGGTTCTATTGTTTTGAAAAAAAATATTAACACAGTAGAGTTAGGATCGTCGTCATATTTAAAGTTTGCTCCTTGTACCGATAAACCATATATACAATTTAGTGTAAGTGGAGAGATGTCAAGCAAATATTATATATGTTTTGATAATGGTCCGGGTAATTGCGAAGAGGGAGCTGAACCTGCCGGTTTAGATATTATATATCAATTAACATTTATAGTTACTGCCTCCACGGAGTATCCTATAAACCAATTCTTGGGTGCACCGAAATTAAATTTTTTTGAAATAACAAATTTACCAGAAAATTCAGATTATATATTTCGACTCGATAATTATACATATTTTAAAAATACTAATGGTGTAATTTTAAAAAAAAAAGGAAATATTGAAACAACGATAATAGAACACAATTGTAAAAGTAATTTTAGAACTGTATTTAATATTTCTGGAAATGCATCATTTACAATTGATAATATAAATAAAGATATATATTATACATTTAGTAATAATTATCAAAAATTACCTAAAAATATATTTTTTTCAACAAAGGGACCTAAAGATACATCAAGTTGTTTACCTAAAGGCTCAAAAGGGTTAATTCCAGAAAAACAAGAATATATAAATACTAAAAAGTGTAAAGGTTCTGATATAACTCATGTAAAGGAAAAATTAGATATAAATAATGATAGTTCTTATTTAAAAATTAATTTTACAATAGATGATTGTTTAGTTAGTAATTTAGGAACACAGGCTGAAGTTTATCATTTTATAAATACATATGATGACGGAGTTGTTAAAACAAATCAAACATTTCAATATAACCCGAATTCATCTGGTATAGTAACAATTAATAATAGTGGTGAAAATTCTATATCTGGTGTAGGGATATTATTAGACAATGTAGTTGATGTATCTAGTAGCACTCAGGGTTTCTATAATCAATTTATACCAATACAAGACAGTCATGTTATAAAATTAAATGCAAATGCTACATATACTAGTGTTAGAACATTTATTTCTTTTATCCCAAGTGCTTCAATGTCACCAAACAGTGCTAGTGGTAGTCGCGTATGGCCAAGAACTGAAGGTAATAATGGTATTACTCAACCTGATAGTGATATAGCATTTCCATTTATTTATATTGAGTGGGATTATGATTATAAAAATAAAGTATTTTTCCCAGATATAACAAATGTTGATAGTTTTAGTTTTCCAACAGAGTTATTCTTAAATGTTGATGGTTTAGATATTCCGGGTTATTGTGGTATTAAAATACCAAATAAAGTTAATAGTTTATCTATACTTCAAGACATGAATAAAAGAATAAAAAGCATTGAAAATAGAATGGATTCAAGTGTAAATATAAGTGGTTTAAAAGCTTGGACTAGTCCCAAATTAGCATTACAAGATACATTTAAATTAGATAATAAAGATTATAAATATAATTTTATCATACCCCCAAATAAATCCAATGCCACAAATCCAAATTTTAAATTCTTTTTAGATTATTTTGATGAATATATTAAATCCTCGGCAAGTAATTTAACTAAAGGAGTAGATATAACAGATTATTCATGTTTAGATAATAGTGATATAAAATTTAAAGTGATTAGGAAAAAAAGATCACCTGTATGTGAAAAATTTATGGATCCAAATAGCCCATTCTTTAAAAATAGCATAATTAGAAGAATCTATAAAGAAACATTAGATGAACTAATGGAAAAGAAGAATACAGAAGGACATCTTATAATAGGCAATCCTGATATTTGGAATAAATCTAGTAACAAATATACAATATATGAAAATGGGAACAGCACTAGCAGTAATACATGTGAAAATATATCAAGTACTGATGAATTTTTGAGATTTGAAATTCATTTTCAAACTCCTATAAATGTTTCTTATTCTATAAAAAAAGATAAATATATATCTGCACCAGGTATTAAATATTTTTCATATTGGTTACCATATGAATTAATATATAATAACTCAATAAATATAATAGGAAATGATGTATTATGGAATAAATTTATACAAGTAGTAGGCAACCCGGACCTGGATGGCAGTACTGACTTTGGTAATTGTATTATATCCGATTATTATAAATATAATTATCCTAATAATATAAATAAAAATTGTATTTATAATCTAAATGCTACTGGATTATATAATCAATTTATATGGAATCCTGAAGATAAATCTGTAGACACAACTGGAGTTAACGCGGGGCCAATAACTTCTCCTGCAATAGTTGATGGTAAAGAACTTTTAACCGGTTTTGAAGGAGATTATAATCAATTAAGACCAGATTCATTTTGTAATATACTTGAAACATCTATATGTAGAGGCGTTATTCATTTACCAAATAAAGATTATAATATAGATAGAACAAAATCTTATAATAATTTTGATGGAGATATAATAAATAATGTTAGGTGGGATAATCCAGATGTATTTTATGGAAGAAATAATAGTTTAGGTAATGATAAATATGGTATTGTAAAACCTGCAGTTACATCTTCTACTGCAACAAATATAAAAAACAAAGGTTATGCTCAAGCATACCATATGTATTCAGCAGTATTACATGATAATGCTTATGATAGAAGGATTTATGCTTTAAGTTTTGATGATACAGGTGATAGAGCTTCATATCTTCCTATAAAATTTGATAGTGATAAAAATAAAATTATAGAATTAAAAGTAAATATTGAATTAAATAAATTTAAAATTTAAAAATGAATTATTTGTAAATAATCAAATTCATAAACTGGTCATAGTAGATCCCGCCCTTACAAATCCGCCAGTTTTTACATTTTTCATTTTTACCCATCTTACACCTTTGCTATATTTGGTATTTTTCCACCAATTACCATCTTTTCCTTTCATAATTGTCCCTTCTTCAGTGCAATGAGCACAATGACCTAAACCTTTGGGAGAAGGTTCTGTCCCTTTAAATTTCTTTTTTTTATCACAAATACAATGTTTTAATGTTGGTCTAGAACGCGGTTTAGATATTGTTCTTTTCTTTTTTGTTTGACTTCTTTTTTGTGTTTTAATCTTTTTTCTACATTTATCTTTTATATTTTCACATTTATCTTTATGAAATGTTCCCTTTTTTGTACACCTTTTACCATCAGCTTTTGATAAACCACATCCTCCTTTCTTTTTACTTTTCTTTTTAGATTTTTTTATTAAATCAGAAAATTTATATTTACCACCTACCATTTTTTTTGGAATATTCCGAGTCATTATAATATATAATATATAATAGTTATAATTTAATAATATTCTTCATCTTCTACCATTTCTTCTTTTTGTTCTTCATTAAAAGGTTCATTATAATCACTCACAGAATATATAAATTGTATAAATGGATATGAAGTATCTCCCTTATTATGAAATAATTTAATATTTAGTGATTTAGAATAATCTCTAAAATATGTATAAAGGTTTATAATATCTTCGGAATACATTGAATTATAATGTTCATAATACTCTTGATCTATATCCATGTCATTATAGTCATATTTAGTTGTTGGTAAAACATATTCACAGTAAACAAAAAATTTGAATTTTTGATATAATTCTTTATTATCTATAAATCTTTCCAAATCTTCATTTGAATCAATCCAATCGCGGAGTCTTACATAGATTTTAAATAAAAAATTTTCATAATATTCATTTGAATAAGAAATCTTTGTTGATACCCAATTTTTATATTCTTGTTTCATATTAAATTATAAAGATATATTAATATATTAATATAAACATATGAAAATTGCTATAACTGGAAAAATGTGTTCAGGAAAGTCTACGATTGCTAATATGATACAACAATTCGATAATGAATATGATACATATTCATATGGACAAAAAATCAAAGATATAGCAGTAGATTTATTTAATATGAGAAATAAAGATAGAACTTTACTAATTAATATAGCTTCAAAATTAAGAGAAATAGATGAAGATGTATGGTCTAAATATATAGTAAATAAGACTAGATATAAAAAAAAATGTATTATAGATGATTTACGATTTCAAAATGAATTAGATATGTTAGATGATACTTGGAAAATTATAAGGTTAACAATCAATCCTGAAGATCAAAAAGAAAGAATAAGGAAAATTTATCCAGATAATTATGAAGATCATTATAGAAATATGGGACATAATTCAGAGAAAGCAAATTTAGATTTATCTAGAAGAGATGTCGTACTTGATATTAATACAAGTGAAGAAAATTATGATCAAATTAAACATAAATTATTTCTATTAATAGCTAAATCTAATTAGATATAGAAAATATCATTAATATAGCAGTTACAGCTGTTGTTATAATATTTGCTTGAATTTCTTTAATATTATTTATTTTTTCTACATCATCCCATTTTTCACAATTATTGCTTGTCATTACATGTAAACTAAATGTAAATATTATATATATTAAACTCATATATACTAAATATTGTATACTACTTTGTGAACCTCCTCTAGTTAAACCATCATATACATCTTTATGGACTGTCCCATATCTAAAACCATCCATAACCATATATAAATAAAACTGCCAAAAACTTAAGATTAATGTTGATATAAGTCCTTGACTGATAGATATTTCTCCATCATTTGGTATAAACCCTAAAATAGAAAAGTTCTTACATATATTTATAATATAATAGGCTGCATAAGATACTAATGCAAATGTTACTATATATGATTTATCGCATAATAATTCTGGATTAGAAGAACATGTTTGTGCATCATTTATAACATTATAAGCTATAAAACCAACTACTATATAGGCTACTAATGATAATATTGTCCTTACTTGATTATTTTCTTCATAGTTTTTTTGTTCTTTTTCAGGTAATTCATCTGCTTTTACAGAACTGTATATTATACCTCCAATTATACTTAATACTCCAAACATAAACCATAATTGCATCGGTTTATTCTTTTTATTCCAATTTCTCATTAAAGCTACTAAAGCTACAAAAAATACAATAATACCTACTGTAATAATTCCACCTATACCTTGAAAGAAATTATCTGAATTTAATTTAAATATATATGAACTGTGGATAAGGTAGTATATTATAGCTATAATAATACCATAATCATATACATAACTGTTTGCCATTATATAATATATATAATATTTTAATATTCTAATAAAATTTGAATAATATTTAAAATTATTTCAATAATTAAATATAAAATGCTATTAAATATTAAAATTGATCAGACGAATAGAGAACATTATGATTATTTAAATAGCTTATATACAGAACATAATCATTACCATGAAGGAGATAGTGGATTAGATTTATATTGTCCTGAAGAAATTATAGTTGAACCAGGTGAAACTAAAAAAATCAACCTAAATATATCTTGTGAAGCAACTAAGAAAGTTTTACAACCAGATGAAAATGATTTATTAACGTTTATGACAATGCCTACATCATATTTTCTCTATCCAAGGTCATCAATTATTAAGACTCCATTAAGGATGGCAAATTCAGTTGGTATTATTGATGCAGGGTATCGTGGAAATATTATAGCTTGTGTAGACAATATTAAAAATGAATCATTTACAATTGAAAAGGGGACACGATTATTTCAGATTTGTTCTCCCGACCTTAGTCCATTAAAGTTTAATTTAGTAAATACTTTAACAGAGACCAGTCGTGGTGAAGGTGGGTTTGGTTCTACAAATAATTAGTTATATAAAATTAAATATTATCTATTATTTTTTATATGGATGATAAATACAAAATAATAGATAATAGAAAATCTGATAAATTAAAAAAAACTACCCTTTCTGGTTATAAAAAAACAGATGTATTTAATGCTTTATTTAAAAGTATAGGAGCTAAAAAAATAGAAAATGCATGTAATTGGATTACTGAAGCAATATGTTCAGGCTATATAGAAGATTCTTGGAATAAATTATTATTATATGCTTCAGATACAATAACTATAAATAGTCCTAAATTACCTAATTATCTTTATAAAAAGAATGTATTATTCTATAATATTTATAATAATACAAAAGATAAATTAGAATTAAGGAATGATCAAAATATAAGAAATCTTTTTTTTTCAATCGTAGTTATTTTATCTTTAGCACCCAAAAATAAAATATATAATAAATATCCTAAACTAAAAGATACAGATTTTGATTATAATATATTTTCAAACCGTTTATTTGCCGAAATGGTCATATTACCAGATGATTTTATCCATTATAATGAACCAGAAGAGTTAAAAGTTTTTTTTAATGAAATATATACACATCTAAAGGATACAAAAGGTGGATATAATAAATCAATATACTGGATTATTTGGTTACTTGAATGGGAAAAGAAAAATAAAAAAATAAATACAACACAATGGTTCATAGATTCTAGAGATGTAGATGTTAAACAGAACTATAAATCCGATTTAATATGGATTATATGGGAGATTATATTACTAGAACTTAAAGAGAAAGATAAGTTTATAAAAAAACAAGTTCTATCATTATATGAACTATATAAATATGAATTTACAGCGGGAAAGAGGAATAAAAGGTTGCCTTACGTATATAGCTCTGTTGCATATTTATGTAATAATATAGATCAAAGTATTAATATTATAAATGATAAAGATATCTTAATACAATCACAAATAAATAATAATAAAATGTTTGAATCAAAAAAAATAAATGAAACAAATGATTTAAAAAATATGCCAACTATTAAAATTCAACATGTTAAGAAATCTAAAAATGTGGATGAAGATAAAGAAAAATGTATTGATAAGTTAACATTATTTAATGATATTGATAGTATAGTATCAAAATAATTATAAATATATATAATAAATGGAACTTGAACATATCTTAATTATTCTACTAATATTATTCATATTATACAGTCTAAAAAAAGATGATGAAGTAGAACCATATAGGAATTAATTATTATCTAAACATCTTTGATAACATTCATTCCAATTATCTGCACCTGTACAATTATTTGAACAATCAAATAATTTATCTGCCTTCATTCTTTGACGAGTTGGGTATCCTGAAACTGTTTCATATACTTCTGGACCAATACCCATTTGTGGATAATTTAGATTTGTTGTTGCTGAATGTGTATCACTTATAGTTGGATTTGAGCGAAAATAAAAAAATATTCCCAGTAAAATTAATATAATAACTCCTACAACAATTAACCATAACAACAAATTATTACTATCTTCATTTTTCTTATTCTTATTTTCATTTCCCTTATCTTCTTTATTTTCCATTCTTTCAGTAATATTATATCCGTTAAATAATATATACATTAATACAATTATTAATAATATCTGTTCTATATTCATATAGTATTATAATACATATTTATTTTTCTATATATTTCTGAAGTAATTCTTTATAATTCCATTCCTCTTCATTTGCAATTAATTTAAGCAATACCATATTCTGTATTTTAATGTATAATTCTAGTTTCTCGAGGATATCTTCATCAATAAACATTTATATTTTTGTGTAATAAATAATAAAATTTTCAAATTAATATTTTAAGACATAGTTATAAATATATATATATATGTATTATGGATACTTTACCATGTGATATAATAAATAATATATTAAGGAAAGTAACATGTGATAATACACCACTATTAACATATAGATTAAAATATGTTAATAGATCATTTAATAAATTTATAGATAAAGAAGAGTATGAAGTATGTAAATACTTACTAGATACAGAAAATAATAAAGAAAAACTATATAAAAATGGTAATAAATCAATATATACATGGTTATATGGAAATGGTATATTTATCAAATATATAGATGTATTTGGTTTAATAAAATATAATAGAAGAGATATATTAGATTATTCAATGAATTATAATAAAAATATAAATATTATATTTAACCGTTTTTACTTAACAAATTTAAATAAAAAATTTAATATATTTGAAATAGGATATCAAGGTAGATCATTTTTCATATATGCATGTGAATTGGGAAAATTAGATATATGTAAATTTTTTTTAAATAGTTATAAAAATAATGAAATTGATAAATATACATGTTATAATTCACAAGTTGAAGAAGGTATAAATACTTGTTTGAGATATAATCATTCAAATGTATATAAATATTTAATTAAATATCATATTGATAAAATTTGAATTTTATTATTATTTAAAATAATAAACTAATATATAAATAATAATGAGAGTTCAAAAAAGAAATGGATCTATGGAAGAGGTGTCTTTTGATAAAATTTTAAATAGAATTAAGAGTCTATGTAATGATCCAAATCTTAAAAAACTTAATGTAGATCCATCAATTATAGCACAGAAAGTATGCTCAGAAATATATGATGGAGTTACAACTGAAGAATTAGATATTTTATCTTCAGAAATATCAATTTCTCTATATTCTACAGATACTGATTATAAAATACTTGCTTCAAGAATTATTATTTCTAATCATCACAAAAATACTTCAAGTGATTTTAAAGAAGTAATTGATAAACTTTATAATTTTAAAAGAAATGGTGAGAAAGAAAATTTAATCAGTGAAAATTTATATAATCTAGTCCAAGATAATATCAACGAAATTAACGATATGCTCGATTATAAGTTTGATTATAAGTTTGATTATTTTGGATTTAAAACATTAGAAAGAAGCTATTTGCTAAAAGTTGATGATAAAATTATTGAAAGACCTCAACATTTGTATATGAGGGTAGCTTTATCTATTCACCGCAATGATATTAATAAAGCATTTGAAACATATTTAGGTATGGCTAATCAAGATTTCATTCATGCTACACCAACATTGTTTAATGCAGGAACAAAAAGGGAACAATTTTCAAGTTGTTTCTTACTTATGATGCAGGATGACTCAGTTATAGGTATTTATGATACATTAAAAGATTGTGCTAAAATCTCAAAACATGCTGGAGGTATTGGATTAGCTATTCATAATATTAGGCCTAAGGGTTCATTCATTGCTGGGACAAATGGTTATTCAAATGGAATTGTTCCTATGCTTCAAGTTTATAATAATACAGCAAGGTATATAGATCAAGGAGGTGGAAAAAGGAATGGTTCATTTGCTATATATTTAGAACCATGGCATGCAGATATATATGAATTTCTAGAACTAAAGAAAAATAATGGCAATGAACATGAAAGAGCAAGAGATCTATTTTATGGTATGTGGATTTGTGATTTATTTATGAAAAGGGTTGAGGAGAATGGTAAATGGTCTCTATTTTGTCCACACAATTGTCCTGGATTACAAGATACTTGGGGTTCCGAATTTGAAGAATTATATATGAAATATGAAAAAGAAGAAAAATATATCAAAAGGGTAAATGCTCAAGAATTATGGTTTGCTATCCTTACTTCACAAATAGAGACTGGAACACCATATTTGGTATATAAAGATGCTTGTAATATGAAATCAAATCAACAGAATCTAGGAACTATTAAATCATCTAATTTATGTACAGAGATTGTAGAATATACTAGTAAAGAAGAAACTGCTGTTTGTAATCTTGCTTCAATATCTTTAAAAGCATGCTTAGATTATAAAAACTATAGCGAATATTCATTTAGAATTTATTCTAAACCAGGGTGTCTATATTGTGAAGCAGCTGAAAGGTATTGTAATAAATACAATATTAATTATGAAAAATTATCCTATAAAGATTTAACTCTATCAGGAGTATATCCTAATGGTGTTAAATTTCCACAAATCTATATTAAAAATGGTATTAATTATACTCATATTGGTGGATTTACCGATCTAGAACAATATATGAAACCAACATATAATTATACGAAACTAAAGGAAATTACTAAAATATTAGTTAGGAATTTAAATAATATCATTGATTATAATTATTATCCAACTGAAAAAGCAGAATTATCTAATTTAAGACATAGACCTATTGGCATTGGTATACAAGGGTTAGCAAACGTATTATATGAGATGAAAACATCATTTGACGATGATTATGGTAAAGAATTAAATAAGAATATTTTTGAAACAATATATTATGCTTCATTAGAAGCGTCTTGTGATATTGCAAAAGAAAGAGAAAATGACATGGTTAAACTAAAAGGAATGTATATAAATCAACCAGAACTACAAGAAGATATTAAAACTTTATATAATAAGTTAAATCCAACAGATGAAGAATTAAATAGAGATGAATATCTTGGAACATATTCAACTTATATTGGATCACCAATGTATAATGGAAAATTACAGTTTGATTTATGGAATAAAGAAGTAGATAATAGTCTACATGATTGGACTAAATTAAGGGAATATATTAAGGAATATGGCATTAGAAATAGTCTACTTGTTGCCCCTATGCCAACTGCATCTACTTCACAAATTCTTGGTAATTATGAATGTTTTGAACCAGTCATGTCCAATATATATACTAGAAGGGTTTTATCTGGAGAATATATGGTTATTAATGAATATTTAATTGAAGAACTAAAAATATTTAATATGTGGAATAGTAAACTTAAAGATAGATTAATAGCTGATAATGGTTCTATTCAACATATAGAAGGTATCCCTCAGTGTATTAAAGATAGATATAAAACTTCTTGGGAATTAAAGCAAAAACATATAATTGATATGTCAGCTGATAGAGGTCAATTTATTTGTCAGTCTCAAAGTTTAAATCTATTTATGGAATCTCCAAACTTTTCTAAATTATCTTCAATGCATTTCTATGCTTGGAAAAAGGGATTAAAGACAGGTATGTATTATTTAAGGACTAGACCATCTAGTAGTGCTATTAAGTTTACAATTAATCCAGAAACTTGTGAATCTTGTTCAGGATAATATTATATATTAAAGATTAATAAATATATTAATTATATTATGGTGATACATTACACCGACGAAGATGTTAAGGAGTTATTTGATTCTGATGAATTTAATAATAACTTATTAGCATATAAAAAAGATAATTCAAAAAAAATATCTGAATTATCTTCATTTTTTAATTCATTGGATATTAATAAAAAATATTATAAGATGAATATATCAAGTAAAAATAAAAAATTTAAAAATAATTTATCTGATGAAACATTAATTATTAAATATATTAATAATGAGTTAAATAAAGTAACAGAAGAGAATATTTCTGTTACTATTCAAAACATTAATAATAAAATTTTAGAAAATAAAACTTTATTGCCAATAATAATAGATACAATTATAAATAAATGTATATATCAATTACAATATATTGATTATTATATTAATATACTAATGGAATTATTAAATATAAAATCTAATATTGATATAGATTCTATTATAAGGAAAAAATCTAATGAGATTTTTTCTATTGATATAGAACTGGAAGATACTTATGACAATTTATGCAAAGTTAATAAAAATATTGATGAATTTATAGGTATTAGTATATTAATTATAAAACTTGAATTATTATCTGTTATAAATGATTATACTGATAATATAATTGTGAATATGATGGAAAAGGCTAAAATAGATGATAATGATATAAGTTATAAATATATATTATCATTATATAATATATTTAAGCTTCTTGATAAAGATTATGTAAATAGAAATTTAGATAAATTAAAAGAACTTTCTAATAACGAAAAAATTTGTAAAAAGAATAAATTCAAAATAATGGATATTTTAGACTTAATAAAGACTTAAAGTTATAGAATTAAGTATTAAAAAGATGTACTACTGCAATGTCCGTTTTGATAATATTACTTGCGATACAAGTAATGAGTTAGATTTTTATAATAATACAATGGATACAATTGATACAAATATTATTATAAATGAAAATTTATTATATAAAACGAATAAGTATAATAAATTATGTGAAATAAAATATGATTTATTAAAATATATAAATAATGAAACTAAAGAGTTAGATTCTTTACTAACAATAGAAACAGAAGCAGATATGGATATTCGTAATAATATATTAAGTCATATTAATGAAAATACATCATCTATTAAAGAAAATGTATCATCCATAGATGAAAATGTATCATCTATTAAAGAAAATACATCATCTATTGATAAGCAAGAATTATCTATAGAGAAAAGTATATCACCAATATTAAAAGAAATGATAACTACAATAAATAAATTTAAACAAGAATTTACAATTAAACAAGATAATTTATTAAATATAGAAAAAAAATTTATAAAAGAAATAAAAAAAAATAGACATGATGTAAATGTTATAAATGAATTAATTAATAAAACAGGTGATCTTACAATGACTTATATAGAAGAAGGTAGTGATGAAGATATCTTAATAGATAAAATGATAGAACTATCAAAAACTATTAAAGATAATAGTAAAATATATTCTATAAAAGATAAATATGTTAAAGCAAGAATAGATATGATTGAATATATTGAAGTTACTAAATATTTAAATAATTTTAATACTGGTAATACTTGTTCAATATGTTTAAGTAATAAAGTAGATAAATATTATGTCCCTTGTGGACATACTTGCTGTAAGAAGTGTGCAGAAAGGTCTTTATCATTAAGTAATTCATTCGCCACTCACTCTTATAATAAGTGTGAATTTTGTAGAACTACAATTGAAGAATATAATAACTTATATTATAATTAGTTTTTTTTTAAAATCATTTATTTTTTTTATATCTATTATATTATAAAAGATGACAAATTATGATGTTACAACTTTTTCGGATGGGAGTTCGCAGACACTTAGCCAAAGCGACAGTTTAGAATTGAAAGAAAAATATAGAATTGAAGTTGATCATGCAACAAATGGTTTTAATTTTGTTATTGCAAACAATAACATTTTAGATCACTCGGAATGGGCGGGGGGATTCACAGGGGATTTTACAGTAAAGGTCACGCGACACAAGAACCCTTCTCATGCAACACAAAACAAGCAAGTTCAGGGCACAGCAACCTTCACCATTACAGTTTCAGCACCAGAACCTGAGCCTGAGCCTGAACCAGAACCTGAGCCTGAGCCTGAACCAGAACCTGAGCCTGAACCAGAACCTGAGCCTGAACCAGAACCTGAGCCTGAACCTGAGCCTGAGCCAGAACCTGAG